GGTGATCGCCAGCGCGTGGTACGGCTCGATCTCCTCGCCGGAGTCGTTGCGCACAAGCACGATGCCGCGCTGCGCCGATTCCATGAGCGGGCCGGCGACGGCTTCGCCGCGACCTTGCCGCCGGCGCAAGTCCACAGCCGCATCGACGAACGCGTTGTACGCGCCCGCGGGGAGGCGGAGTGGATCACCGGATCGGACTTTACGAAGTTCGTCAGGCATGGTTGAAGGGACTCAGATCCCCAGTGCTCCAAAGTTGGCGTCGTCGTACACACGCTCGACATAGGCCGCGATGGGTTTCTTGATGATCGCGCCGGACCCGGTGTCCTCCGCGTCGGCGTAGCGGACCCACAGGTACTCCCACCCCTTCTTGCTGATGCCGGTGATGGTGCCGACGGAGAGGCCGGTCTGGTTGGGGCTGGCCGCGAACCGGAAGGTGATCTCCCAGTCGCCGCCCCCCACTCCGGAACCGTCGCCACGCTTAGAGCCACTCGCCCCCAGGAACAGCACCTCGCCGGGCGCGATGCGGTCACTTGTGAATTGCTGAAGTAGTGCGTCTCGGAGAACTGGTACACCGGCACCGTGATGTCCACACCCTCGACGCCGTCGGCGGTCACACCGATCGCGCCGCCGAAGTCCGGCGCGGTGGTGCCGGGCGCGGGGCGGCGCTGCACGGTCTGCAGGCTCTGGGTGATATGCTGCGTGCCGCCGCCGGTCTCGAAGTTGAACGACGCCTCGCCGGGCGTTGACGTGCCGATCGTGCTGTCCTGGCTGTAGCGGACCGATACGTCCCACAGCTGCGGGCCGATCGGCTCGATCTGGATGCTCTGACGCGGGAGTGTGTCGTAGGTCTCCGGGGAGCTCGCCTGCGCCGCATCGCGGGCGGCGATGTCGTTGTCGGTGCCGCGCACGATGTAGCCGAGCTCCGCTGAGGACTGCGACGCCTGGTTCGCCTTGGTGGACTTGCGGCTCTCGAACTTCTCAAAGACCTCAACGGGCACGGGTGATGACCTCCTTTCTTGGGGTGGGGATCAGGCGAAGCGCAGACCGTTGTCGACGCGGGCATCCAGCAGCCGCTTGGTGTTCTTGGCCGTCGCCTCCGTGGCGGTGGCGGTGCGCTCAGCGGCACCGCCGCCGGTGCCGAGCCCCGAGACGGCCGCGGCGCTGAAGGTGCCGGTGACGCTGATCCCCTTAGCGATCCGATCGCCCAGGCCCGACAGGCGGTCCTCGAAGTCGGCGAGCGGATCACGCCGCGGACGGCCGGAACCCTTCTCCGCGTCGGCAGCCTCGCGCTTCTTGCGGGCTTCCTCGATCGCGGCCGCGAGCTTCTGCTTGGCGGCGTCGAGCGCGACCTGCGACTCGGCGAGTCCTGCGGCCGTGTCCTTGCGCAGGGCTTCCTGCGCGCTCTCGAAGTCCTGGCCGATGCCCGCGAGCGTTGCCTCGTGCATCGCGGCGGCGTCCCGGCGCTGGGCCTCGCGTTCCTTGTCGCGTGCGGTCACGGACTGCTGGGCGGCGTTTTCGAGTTCGACGAGGCGGGATTCGAGTTGCTGATCGACCGCCTTCTTCGCGGCTTCGACGTCCAGGCCGTCATCGAACAGCCCTTGGATCTCCAGCATCCGCTTGGCGACCCAGCTCGACGCCTCCTGCCAGATCATCTGGAAGCCCGTGGCGAAGTTGGTCCAGGTCTTGGAGAGGAACGCGGTGGTCTCGATCCACGCAACCTCGATCGCGTGGAAGACAATCTCCGCCGCCGCCAGAGCGCCGTACCACATGGAGTACGCGGTCGAGACGAAGAACTCCTTCGCGCCGAGCCATGCCTTGTTTAGCGCCGCGACGCCCTGTTGCCAGATGACTTTGAGCGACAGCCACAGGATCTCGGCTGCGAGTGCGATGTCGCCAGCGGCGAGGGCGTCGGAGATGCCGCCGACGACTGTGCCGACCCAGTCGCGCAGCTCGGTGAACTTCTCCGAGAGCCACGACAGGGCCTCGCCGCCCGCGCCGGTGACGACCAGCAGCGTACCGCCCAGCGCAACTATCGCGGCGATGGTCATGCCGACCGGCGTCAGAATCGCGCCGATCGCGGCTCCGATCAGGCTGAACGCCGTGCCGATCCCGCCGATGACGGCGGCCACGATGCCAAGCGCCGCGCCGATGCCAGAGATGATGTAGCCCAGGCCGATGATCGCGATCCCCGCGACGGCGACCGCCGCCGCGACCTTGAGCGCCCAGACGACCGTCTCTTTGTTCGCCTTCACCCACGCTGTGGCGCTCACGACGATGCGGGTGATCCGCTCGGTCAGGTCCTTGATCGTCGGTGCGAGCGCCCCGCCAATCGTGAAGACGCCCTGCTTGAGGACTTTCCAGAGAGTGCCGAGGGCATCGTTGAGTTCCGCCGCGTCACGGGCGGTCTCGGTGCTGACCGTCAGCCCGAGCTTGCGGGCTTGTTCCTGCATCTCGTTGATGCCTGCTGCCCCGTCGGCCATGAGCGGCAGGAGCTTGGTCCCGGCCTTGCCGAAGAGTTCCATCGCCATCGCGGCCCGGAGCGCCGGGTCTTGGATCTGTGAGATGCGGTCGGCCAGCAGCTTGAATTGTTCGTCGGGGGAGAGCTTGGCGAGGTCCTGCACCGTCAGCCCCAGCCGCGTGAGAGCCTCGTTCGCACCCTTGGACCCTTGTGAAGCCTCCGTGAGCGTCTTTTGCATGACGCGGAGCCCGTTCTCCAGCGTCTCCATGTCCGTGCCGGAGAGGTCGGCGGCGTAACCGAGCTCCGACAGGGCCTCAACGCTCACGCCCGTGCGGGCGCTCATCTTGTCGAGCGCATCGCCCGAGTCGCTGAACACCTTCGCGGTGCCGAGCAGCGCCGTGATCGCGGCGACGCCGATGCCTGCCACCTTCGTGCCGATGGACCGCAACCCAGCGCCGAAGGCTTCGAGCTTCTTCTGGGCCGCCTTGAGTCCAGCCGACAGCTTGTCGCTGACGCCCAGCTCAACGAAGGCCCGGCCTGCTCGGATGCCACGCGTATCGGCCACGTTCAATCACCCCTTCTTGATCGAGTTCCGCCACAACAGCGGCAGCTTCGGCCGTTCCTTCTCCAGCGCCGGGGCCATGTACGGCCGTGGCGCGATCTTGACCTTCTGTGACGTGATCTTGCCGCGCCTTCGCCGGAGTACAACGGCGTCGCCGCCATACTCCAAGACATTGGGCGCTTCGCTCTTCTTGAATCCCACCGGCCCGACGACCACCGAGTCGTTGGGCTTGTCGTACCCGAACAGGATCAGCCGACGCAGGCTGCCCTCGTGCGAATGGGGCGGGGCCCCGGGAGGAGCCGACCCCTTGCGTTTGCGGATGCTGGTGCGGGCCGCCGTGCGGATGAAAGCGCCGGCCTTGCTAAGCACCTTCCGCTTGGCGTTGTCGACCGCCGCCATGACGACGTGTGGGGGGCGGTCGAAGAACATGTCCTTGATCCGCATGGTGATCACTTCCGTGAAGCTCCGGCAGCGTGCACATCCTCGGGATGCACGAACCTCGGCGGGACGCAGTACCACCCCTCGGGGAGCGTGACAGTGTCGTCGCCAAGGACCCATGTGGGCGGCTCACCCACCAGGCGGTAGACCCGACCGGTCATCCCCGGCCCGATCCGCAGCGGGCTGTCGTCCGCCACGAGCACGGTCCTCCCAGGTGCGCACCCGGTCGCCGATGCGAGAGAGAGTGTCAGCAGAACGGTGAGATTCCACGGCGTTCTTCGATTGGACATGACGGTTCTCCAGCCATTTGAGAAGGCCGATCACGAGTGCTGCCACAATTTGTGCGATCCATTGCATGGTGTGTGGGGGTGGTGGGTGTGGGGTGCTATTTGCCCGCGCCGACTTGCTCGCTGGACTTGTCGTTGTCGCGTGCGAGCACCAGCCCGACGCCGGCGGTGATCATCGCGATCACCATCGTCCAGTCGGGAACCGTTGCGGGGTCGTTGTCGAACTGGGCCGAGACCGCCGTGGCGACGGCGGCGACGATTGCAGCGATCCCGGCGAGCGTGGTTTTCCATGACTTCATGTGCTGAACTCCTTAAAAGTGGTTGAGGTCCGAGGGCATCTGCCCGTTGATGAACACGTCCTTGAGCACGGTGACGGGGACCTTGGGCACCGGCTTCTTTACGGCGAATGGGTCAAAGTCGGAGGGCTTGAGCGAGCGGGAGCGTTTGGGGTCGCGGTGCAAGTTGGCGACGACGGACATGAAAGAGGCGGCGATGGACCAGTCGTGGCGCTGCCGCCCTTCGAGCATGTCCATCAGCTCGCGGAAGGTCAGGAGGGCGGGGTCGACGCCGACGGCTCCGGCGCACTGGTAGAGGAGTCTCCAGGCATCGTTCCCTCGAACAGCACTCGGCTGACCAGCTTGTCCAGTTCCCCTTCGCTGGTCAGCGTCGCGATCCGCTTCTCCGTCAGGTCGCGGGCCTTGTCCAGCACCCGGTTGGTGGCCTGGAGCACCCGCCCGAGGTTGGCCCGGTCCCTCGGGCTCGGGCAGAAACTGATGAGTTCGTCCAGCAGGGCGCTCGTGGCCGAATCGATGGCGTCGCCCGCCATCGCCTTGCCGAACTCCTCATCCGAGACTTTGGTGGCGTCGGCCTCGGGCTTGCAGGCCGCGTAGACCACGTCGCACAACAGCACGGGGTCGCGGATGAGCTTCTCGATGAGCGTCCCCTCGATGACCTGCATGAGGTCGACGCCGGTAAGCCCGCGCACGCGCTTGAGCGTGGCGACGTTGATCTCCACCGTCCAGGTCCGACCCGCCCCCCCAAAGTTGTCCTTGAACTGCCGCATCAGTGCCTCCGTAAAGTGTGAACTCGATTCAGGTGCCCGGCAGCCAGCTGGGGGCCGTCGCCGAGTAGGTCACCTTGGCCGTCACCGAGACGGTGATGGCCTCTTCGAGCGCCTCGCTGCGGCTGAAGTTGGTGATCGAGAAGTCCGCCTGCAGGCCCTGCCCGCTCGCGCCGTCGAGGATCTGCATCCCGATGGCCGAGTTGTTGAAGAACGCGTTCTTGATGGCGGTGAACCCGGCGTCGCCGGTGTCCCAGACCATCTCAAACTCGACGCTCGCTTCCTTGAGCGTGGCAACGGTCGCACGCCAGCCGCTGTTGGCGCGGGTGGTCACGTCCGCCTCGCCGGCCTCGAGGTTGAGCGTCAGGTCCTTGACGTTCTTGAGTTCCGTCCAGGTTGCTGCGCCGACCTTGTACTTGAGGACGGCCTCCATGCCGAGCTTGATTGCCATCGCTGACTCCTTTTGACTCGGCGCTGTGGCCGACCACGTAGACCGTCTCGCCGCCCTTGCCCTTGACCAACAGGTCCGCCAGGTTCACCCGCTCGAAGTAGTACTGCGTGCCCGGGGGGATCTCGATGGGATCGGTCTTGCCGTCGGACAACTGCACATCCTGCGTGTTCTTGTGCGAGGCCGTGAGCGTGAACGTCGCCACGAGATTCGTTGCTGACAGCGGCTTGTCGCCTGCGTCGAGATTGAACTTGAAGATGATGTCATTCCGCACGGCTACCTCCGTTCTCGATACGTCACACTCAGAACGCTCGTGAACACCCGGTGCTGCTCGAGCGCCTCACTCGACACCACCGGCTCGTTGCTGATCCCGACCCACGCGGAGTCGGGAAAACCCTCCAGCCGCTGGAAGCGCAGGTGATCCGCGATCGCTTCCACGAGCACGAGCAGTTCGTCGATCGCCGCGTCGGCGTTGTCAGCTGGCAGCTTCTTCTGCACGCCCACATCCACGACGTACTCGACGGCCAGGCTGTCCCGCGTCACCGGCGACATCTGCACCGTGCGGGGAACGACCGAGACCCGCAGGTCCTTGAGGTCCTCCAGCGTGAAGGCGGGCTGGAACATCCGCACAGCCGTGAGGGGCTGCGAGAAGGTGCCGGCGTTGATGTGCGCCGCGACGGCGTCGGCAATGGCGGCGATCGTGCTCACGGGCCACCTCCGATGACGGGGGAGCCAGTGGTCGGCACGCTCTGCCGCGGCGAGTTGGAAGTCAGCCCGGACAGCTTGCCCTCGAGGAACCAGATCTTGCGTTCCATCTCGGCGTACTGAGCGCGGATGCTGCGGGCCTCGCCGATGAACTCGTCGAGCCGCTTCTCCACCTGCTGGAGCTTGGTGGTCACTACGCCCCACTGGATGGTCATCGCGCCCACCGCGAGCACGATCGTCACGACCACGCCAGCCCACCGAGCACTGCCGCTTTGTCCGTTTGATTCTGCCATCTTTACTCCGTCGCGATGTGCTTGGTGTGAATCCGAAGAACCCTGCGGTACGGGTCGCTGTACCGGAACGGCGGCTGGCCGCCCGGCGCATTGACCTCGAACACGAACACTGCCGTCCCAACCGTCTCTCGCACCTGATCACCCGCACGCGGGAGGATCGGGCCTGCGCCCAGATCCAGATCCCCCGTCCGCACGAGGAAGTCACGCGACTCGACCCTATGAATGAGCCCCGCTTCGTCTGCCTGCTCGAACTCGGTCTTGCCGATGGTGGCCTGGACTTCTTTCTCATCCCTGCCACGCCGGTAGAGGACCAGGCGAGAGAGGTGTTGGTGCCGCTGGGCATCGAGGAACGCCGCGCCGCGATCGAGCAGGTCGCCCACAGGTGCTCCTTGGGGGGTTATTGCTGCAGCCGGACGCGGACAATCGTGTCGGCGTCGACGGTGGCCTTCACCGCC